AACTCTACCAAGAGCTGGTGCTTACTTAGGTGCTACAGACATCACTGTTGATGTAAACGGTGTTGGTTCTCCACTACCTGTTGCTGGATCATATGTAAAGTGGACAGACTCCGATAGTAATGTTCAGACAGGTAATGTATATAAAGTAATTGGTAGTGATACTCTAGAAGTTACTTTATGGGATGGAACAAAGAGACTTAAAGGAACTGAAGATCTCAAAGATGCAGCAGATAATACTTTAGCAACTGTCACTGCAATTACATCAAATGATTGTTATGGCGATCTAACATTTGCTACAAACAGAAAGTGGTCTTCTCTTGCACCACAACCCGGAACTTCTGTTTCAGCAGAATCTGTTGGTGGTAAGTTTGATGAAATGCACATTGCAATTCTAGACGTTGGTGGTACGGTATCTGGAGTTCCTGGTACTGTTCTAGAAACACTCGCTTTTGCTTCTAAAGCATCGGATGCTAAGAGTGCAGAAGGTAACGCCACTTATTATAAGACAGTAGTTTCTGATGGATCAGAATACGCCTATCCTGGTGATACAGACCCAATCGGTACTAACCAATTAACACTTGCGGGTACTACTGCAGGTACTAACGTTGATATTGGTTCTGCACAAGGAAGTACATTCAAACTATTCAACTTCTCAACTGGTTCAGTTGGTAAACTAACCCTTGCATCTGGTTCGGATTATACCTATACAGGTAATGGTGCTGAAGCAGTTAAGGCGGGTCTAGTTTCTGGATATGATTTAATTGAAGATCCTGAACTATTCGGTGACATCGACTTCCTAGTCCCTGGTCATATGAGTACAGTAATGATTGCAAGACTAATTGCAATTGCTGAGAAGAGAAGAGATTGTGTAGTAGTTGCTTCACCAGAAAGAGAAGATGTTATCAATTCAAGTTCATCTTCAGTTAAGACTGAAAATGTAATTGGATTCTTCAGAACTCTACCAAGTTCTTCTTACGCTATGTTTGACTCTGGTTACAAGTACATCTACGATAAGTACAATGATGTTTATCGTTATGTACCATGTGCTGCTGACGTTGCTGGTCTTTGTGTTTCCACAACCAATAACTCAGAAACTTGGTTCTCACCTGCTGGTTACAACCGAGGACAAGTACGTAATGCAACCAAACTTGCATACAGTCCAAAACAGGCAGAAAGAGATAGACTTTATACTGATAGGATTAATCCTATAGTTTCATTCCCCGGTCAAGGTATTGTATTGTTTGGTGATAAAACCGCTCTTTCATCTCCTTCCGCATTTGACAGAATTAACGTCCGTCGTCTATTCATTGAACTTGAGAAGAACATTGCGAACTTCTCTAAGTATCAATTATTTGAAATTAATGATGAACTCACAAGATCTGGATTCAGATCTGCTATCGAACCTTATCTAAGAGGTGTTCAAGGTAGAAGAGGTATCTATGATTTCCTAGTTGTTTGTGATACAACAAACAACACTGCAGATGTTATTGACAGAAATGAGTTAGTTGCTGAAATATTCATCAAACCAGCTCGTACAATTAACTACATCACTATCACGTTTGTCGCCACTAGAACTGGTGTTTCGTTCAACGAACTTACAAACTAATTCGTTCCCTTTCGCTAAACTACACTAGGAGATAAAGAAAAATGGCAAGAGGTATTTCAGAGTTTAAGACTAAACTCATTAATGGTGGCGCAAGGCCCAATCTGTTCTTGGTCCGCCTCAACTTCCCAACAACGCTCAATACAATCGCTGATATTGAATCAGTCGATTCTTCAAACGTTATCACAGAAAGAGCAGAATTCCTTGTGAAGACTGCTCAGTTACCTGCATCAACACTTGGAACAATCGATGTTCCTTTTAGAGGTAGAATGCTCAAGGTTGCTGGAGACAGAACCTTTGAACCATGGTCTGTTACCGTCGTAAATGATGGTCAGTTTGGTATTCGTAAAGCATTTGAAACTTGGTCAAGAGGTATTAACGCACTGACTGAAAACGTATCACAACTTGGTTATGGTGATGACAATCCTGGATATTGTGTTGACCTTGAGGTCTTCCAACTAGGTAGAGATCAACAGAAACCAAATAAGACTCCACAGTCGATGACTGCTCAGGGTCGTGATGGAATGAATGTCGTTCGCGGATACAAATTCTATGATGCATGGCCTTCTTCACTGTCTGCAATCGATCTCTCTTATGAGTCGAATGATCAGATTGAAGAATTCACAGTAGAATTCCAGTATAATTACTATGAAGTCTCTAAAGCAAGCCTCGATACTGGGGTTTGATAAATAATAGAGAAAGATTGGATTTTATACTATGACTCAGTTATTTGGGTTTTCAATAGAGGAGCGTAAAAAGAATGTAAAACTTCTTTCACCAGCTCCTCCAAATAATGATGAAGGCACCTCCACAGTTGCGGCTGGTGCCTACTTTGGTCAGTATGTAGATCTTGATGGCATTCCCAAAAATAATAATGATTTTGAGTTAATCAAAAAGTACAGAGAGATTGCACTCCATCCAGAGTGTGATAGTGCTATTGATGATATAATTAATGAATCTGTTGCTAGTGATTTAGACTTTGCTCCGGTAAATATTGAGCTGTCCAACTTAGAAGTTGGGGATAAAATTAAAAAACAGGTTAGAGAAGAATTTAGACTTATCATTAAGTTATTGGATTTTGATAAGAAGTGTCATGATATTTTTCGTCGTTGGTACATCGATGGTAGAATGCACTACCATAAAATGATTGACTTTGAAAAACCTCAAGAAGGGATCAAAGAACTAAGATATATTGATGCACTTAAAATTAGAAAAGTAAGAGAAGTTATAAAGAAAAAAGAAACCATCTCTACAGTAGAGAAGGGACCAAATGGAGAAAGATTTGATTATGGTGAAGTACTTGAATACTATATGTACTTTCCACATGGTTATAAAGCACAACAAGCAAAAGGATTGAAGATTGCTAATGATGCAATCTGTTCCGTTAATTCTGGTTTGATGGATCATAACAGAAATACTGTTCTATCATTTCTACACAAAGCAATTAAATCTGTCAATCAACTTCGGATGATTGAAGATAGTCTTGTTATCTATAGAATATCACGTGCTCCAGAACGCCGTATTTTCTATATTGATGTTGGTAACTTACCTAAGATGAAAGCGGAACAATACCTCAAAGAGGTTATGGCTCGTTATCGTAATAAGTTGGTATACGATTCAAATACTGGTGAAGTTCGTGATGATCGTAAGCATATGAGTATGCTTGAAGATTTCTGGTTACCTCGCCGTGAAGGTGGTAGAGGAACAGAAATTACCACTTTGCCTGGTGGTCAGAATCTTGGAGAATTAGAAGATGTTAAGTATTTCCAGAAGAAACTCTATAAATCTTTGAACATTCCTCTTTCGAGATTAGAACAAGAATCGTCTTTCACTATTGGAAGATCTAATGAAATCACCCGTGATGAACTTAAGTTTGCTAAGTTCGTTGGTCGTCTTCGCAAAAAATTCTCTGAACTATTTCATGATCTTTTAAAGACTCAATTAGTCCTTAAAGGTATTATGACTCTTGAAGATTGGGATGAACTGAAGGAAAATATTCAATACGATTTTATCTTCGATAATCATTTCACGGAATTAAAAGATAATGAACTTTTAACTGAGAGATTAAATTCAGTTGGAATGATAGAACCATATCTTGGTAAATATTTTTCTGCAGAATATGTCCGTAAGCAAGTTCTTCACTTTACAGATGAGGAAATTGAAGAGATGGATATTCAGATCGAGAAGGAAAAATCACTCGGAATTATTCAAGATCCAATGGCGATGATGGGTGATGAGATGGGTGGTCAACTTCCCCCATCGGAAGGTGGAGCTCAAGGTGGCGGCGGAGGTGACTTAGATAGTGCTTTTGCTGCTGCAGTCTCCTCATCTGACTACAACAAAGGAAATATTTGATAAATAAAAGAGTAGGTTGAATATACATTATGACTACTGTATCAAAAGAAATTGTTGACGCGATTCTAAGCAAAGATAATCTCAATGCAAACGAAAAAATTTATGATGCTCTTTACGGAAAAAGTTCTGAGCAATTACAGACTCGCAAAATAGAAATTGCGAAACACTTTTTTGATCCTGATAAACATCAGGATACCGAGGCGTCTGTTAATAATGAAGAACCTGAAGAACAAGAACCCGAGGAAACAACAGAACAATGAAACTTATCTCCGAAGAAATTGTAGACGTTCAGTTTATCACAGAAGAATCTAGCGGTAAGAAGAGTCACTTTATTGAGGGAGTATTCCTTCAATCAGACATTAGAAACCGCAACGGTAGGATGTATCCATTCGATACTCTAAACCGTGAAGTTTCTAAGTATAATGAAGGCTACATTCAAAGAGGTAGGGCCTTGGGTGAACTTGGCCATCCCGATGGTCCAACCATCAATTTGGATAGAGTATCACATAAAATCGTATCATTACGCGCTGAAGGAAAAAACTTCATCGGTAAAGCAAAACTTTTAGAAACCCCAATGGGTAAAATCGCTAAGAATTTGTTGGACGAGGGGGTGAAACTGGGCGTATCTTCTAGAGGACTTGGATCCATTGAAAGGAAGGGTGATGTTAGTATTGTTAAAGATGATTTTATGCTCTCCACTGCTGCAGATATTGTAGCAGATCCTTCCGCACCTGACGCTTTTGTTGAGGGCATTATGGAAGGCAAAGAGTGGGTTTGGGATAACGGAATCTGGCAACATTCAGATCTTGCAAGAGCCAAACACCACATCGAGTCTTCTTCTATGAATGACTTGACAGAAAGGAAGTTAAAAATGTTTGAAAGCTTCCTTCGTAACTTAAAAATTTCATAAATATTATTAGAAAATACCATTTTCTTCCGAGGAGAAACCATGTCCGAACAAAATATCGAATTAGAAGAATCTTCGGTAACTGCTAACGCAAGTGCCGGCGATCCTATGCCAAAGATTGACAACATTGTACCAGGTCAGACTGGTGGTGTTGAAGATCTTGGTGGCCCATTAACCAAACCTTCACCAGATACTGAAGAAAGCCCAGGTAAGAAAGTTTCTGCGAAAGCAAAGAAAGTTTCTAACGTGGTTAATAAGTCTGGTGGCGCACCAGAACCGATGCAAACTCTTCAAGGTTCCGCACCTGGTCAAACAGGTGTTAAAGAAGAGACTGAAGAAATAGAAGAAATTACAATCGATGTCACTCAAGACGTTGAGGCACTTCTACAAGGAGAAGAATTCTCCGACGAGTTTAAATTTAAAGCAGCAACCATCTTTGAAGCCGCTGTTAAAGCGAAGGTTGTTGAAGAAGTAGAAAGAATTCAAAAAACTTTTGAAGAAAAGCTTCAGCAAGAAGTTGTTGAGGTTAAGGAGTCGGTCGAAACTAGAGTTGAATCACATCTTGACTACGTTACAGAACAGTGGGTCAAGGAAAATCAACTTGCGGTTGACACTGGTCTCCGCAGTGAATTGAGTGAAGAGTTTATCCTTGGTCTCAAGGGACTCTTTGAACAACATTATGTCGATATCCCTGAAGATAAGTATGACGTTCTCGGAGAAATGTCCGAGAAACTAGATCAAATGGAAGAGAAACTCAACGAGCAAATCGAAACAAACGTTAGTCTTAACGCGACTCTCGGAACTTATATTAAAAATGGAACAATTGCAGAAATTTCCGAAGGTCTTGCTCAGACACAAAAAGAAAAGCTTGCCTCTCTCGCAGAAGGTGTTGAGTTCGTTAGTGAAGAATCTTATCGTGAAAAGATCGTAACGATCAAGGAAAACTATTTCCCCAGAACACAAGCTTCTTCGTCCGAAGATCTTGTAACAGAAGCTCAGGTAATCGCGGAAGAAGGTCCGATGGCTGCGTATGCTGCTGCACTTTCCAAATGGTCTAAATGAGTTTTTCCATAAATAATTCAGATTCCTAACATAACAACAAACAACTAGGAGAACATCCCAAATGTATAATTCAGAATCCCTTCAAGAGAAGTGGGCTCCCGTACTCGAGCACACTGGTCTTGATAATATTAAAGATAATCATAGACGTGCAGTTACCGCTATACTTCTAGAGAACCAAGAGCGCTTCATGCGTGAAGAGCGTGGTCTTATTACTGAGACTCCAACCAATGCCGCTGGTACTGGTGGTTTCTCTAGTTCGGGTGCTAACCCACCTGTTGCTGGTTTCGACCCCGTTCTAATCAGTCTTATTCGCCGTTCAATGCCTAAATTGATGGCATATGACATTTGCGGCGTCCAACCAATGTCTGGTCCTACTGGACTTATCTTCGCAATGCGCTCCCAGCGTGGTGCTGACCGCGATGGTAACGGTGCGACTCCAAACGTATTCACCAACGAAGCATTCTACAACGAGACTCCTTCTGGATTCTCTGCTGGTGAACACACCTATTCTGCTGCAACTGGTGAGGACGCAACCAATCCTTCAGTTCTTAACGCTTCGTCCCCTGGTGATTATACTGCTACCGGCGGTATGGACACAGCAACTCAGGAAGGTCTCGGATCGACAGGAAACCATGGTTTCCGCGAGATGTCATTCTCGATCGAGAAAGTTGCTGTTGAAGCAAAAGGTCGTGCTCTGAAAGCTGAGTACAGTTTAGAACTCGCTCAAGACCTCAAAGCGATTCATGGTCTTGACGCTGAAGCAGAACTTGCAAACATTCTTTCTGCTGAAGTTCTTGCTGAAATCAACCGTGAAGTAGTTCGTACTATCTACGTAACTGCTAAACCCGGTGCTCAGAACAACGTTGCTAACGCAGGTTCATTCGACCTCGACGTTGACTCCAACGGTCGTTGGATGGCAGAGAAGTTCAAAGGACTTATCTATCAGATTGAAAGAGATGCTAACGCGATCGGTCAATTGACTCGTCGTGGGAAGGGTAACTTCATCGTCTGTTCTGCAGACGTTGCAAGTGCTCTAGGTATGGCAGGCGTTCTTGACTACGCTCCTGCTCTTTCCAATGATCTAGCTGGCGTTGACGACACTGAGTCCACTTTAGTTGGTACTCTTAATGGTCGCATCAAGGTCTATGTTGACCCATATTCTGCTAATATTGCAGATGACCACTTCTACGTCATGGGTTATAAGGGAACTTCTGCTTATGATGCAGGTCTGTTCTATTGTCCATACGTTCCTCTCCAGATGGTTCGTGCCATTGGTCAGGACACATTCCAACCAAAAATTGGATTCAAGACTCGTTATGGCATGGTCCCGAATCCATTCTCCGGCGGAACAACTCAGTCGAGCAATGCTCTTACTGCAAACGCAAACGTCTACTACAGACGTACTCGCGTTCTCAACCTTATGTGATTCATTTTTCACATATTTCTGGAGGGTCCCAAAGGGGCCCTCTTTTTTTATAAATAGTTCCAAAACGTTATGGCATATTTTGCTGACAATCCAAACTGTCCGTCTAACTTCTTATCGGGAGTTGGATTTCAGTTTAGTCTAAAAAAATTGCCAGGTGTATCTTTTTACTGTCAATCTGCTAATGTGCCTTCACAGAATTTAGCTGTAGCAACTCAAGCAACTAGATTCAATACATTACCAGAACCAGGTGATGAAATAAATTATGATGACCTGACAATTAGATTCCTGGTAGATGAAGATTTAAAAAATTATCGATCTATTCATAATTGGATTAGATATCTAGGTCATCCAGAATCAGATGAAGACTGGACTACCTATGCTGATGGAGATTCATATCAAGAAAAAAATTATAGTGACGGAACTTTGTTCATATTAGATTCTAATTTTAATAGAAAATTTCAAATTCGTTTTAAAGATCTTTTTCCTGTATCTTTATCTGGTTTAAATTTTGATACTACGTATACAGATACAGAATATTTTGCTGTAGACGCTGCTTTCAAATTTACTATATTCGATATCGAATAGATAGTATTAAGAAAGTAATTACTATGTATGATCACACTTGACGATATTAAATCCCAATGGGCTGAAGACTCAAAAATTGAACAAGATCTATTAGACGAAGAATCAATTAAAATTCCACAACTACACAGCAAGTATCTAAACTACTTGTCTGATGTTAGGTTGTTGAAATTAAAAAAAGAATACGAATACAAATCTCTACGTAGAGATAAATTTGAGTATTACACAGGTAAATCAGAACCAAGTGTATACCAAGAAAAACCTTTCAACCTCAAAATACTAAAACAAGATCTAGGACTGTATATGGATTCCGATTCTGAATTACAGCTCCTACAAACTCGTATAAATTATTATGAAGAGATTATGTTTTTTCTTGAAAAAGTTCTCCATTGTTTAAACAACAGAGGGTTTCAAATCAAGAATAGTATTGATTGGCAAAAATTTATGCAGGGTAGTATTTAATGACTGATGTTACTATTCAGAAAAAGAATGAAGTATATTTAACTGTTGAATGTGAACCGCATATTAAATGTGAACTTTCAGAGTATTTTACATTTGAGGTTCCAAACGCAAAGTTTATGCCTCAATATAAAAAAAGACTGTGGGATGGAACCATAAAACTTTTTAGTCCTGGAGACGGTAAGATATACTGTGGTCTGTATAGTTACTTAACTGAATGGTTAAACTCAAGAGGATATAGTTACGAGGATAAAGATAATGAATATTATGGATTACCACAAGAATCAAATGATCTAGTATCCGAAAGTGGTGTTGTAGATTTTGTAAAGAGTTTACACATTCCATTTAAGGTAAGAGATTATCAATATTATGCAATTTATCAAGCATTAAAATATAACAGGAGATTGTTATTATCTCCTACTGCATCTGGTAAATCTTTGATGATTTATTCTATTACCAGATTCTTTACTAACAGGAGAGATAATGTATTAATTGTTGTACCAACTACATCTCTTGTAGAACAGATGTGTGGTGACTTTGATACTTATGGTTGGTCATCTAAAGACAATTGTCATAAAATATATGCCGGTAAAGACAAGAGCACATCTAAACAAGTAACGGTAACTACCTGGCAATCTATCTACAAGATGCCGAAAAGTTATTTTGAAAATTTTGATTGTGTGATTGGAGACGAAGCACATCTTTTTAAAGCAAAGTCTTTGACTAATATTATGACCAAGTTGCACAATTGCAAACATCGGATTGGATTTACAGGAACACTCGATGGTTCTAGTACAAATCAGTTAGTCCTTGAGGGATTGTTTGGACCAGTTAATAATGTTGTAAAAACTAAACAACTAATTGACAAGGGATATCTATCTGCTCTTAAAATTAATATTCTTCTATTACAACACCAAGAGTTGTTATTTGATTCTTATCAGGATGAGATGGATCACATCTGCACCCTAGAAAAAAGAAATAAATTTATAGAGAAGTTAGCATTAAACCAGTCAGGCAATACTCTTATCTTATTTGCATACGTAGAAAAACATGGACAAGTACTTTACGATATGATAAATAGCAGTGCAGCTGAACATCGTAAAGTCTTCTTTGTTCACGGAGGAGTTGATACCGAAGACAGGGAAAAGGTAAGGCAAATAACTGAAACTCAGAATGATGCCATAATCATTGCTTCTTACGGAACATTTTCCACAGGTATTAACATCAAAAGATTACACAATATTATATTTGCTAGTCCAAGTAAATCTAGGATTAGGAATTTGCAGTCAATTGGTAGAGCTCTACGTAAAGGTAATCAAAAAGAAATTGCAACCTTATATGATATTGCAGATGATTTTACAAAAGGAGAAAGAAGAAATTACACTTTAAATCATATGGTGGAAAGAGTAAAAACTTATTCTCAAGAAAGCTTTAATTATGAGATTATTCCAATCAATTTTAGGAGAAAAGGAGAATGATGTATTCAGAATTTATAGGGATGTTAAAACTAGTTAGTGGTGAAGAGATAATTGGTAGTGTATTGGTTTGTGAAAACGAGGATGGTTTTATTGTAGAAACTCCATTTAATATTGAGGAAACAATTATAGAAACGCCTGGAGGTGAAATGGTAAAGGTGGATCTAAGACCATGGATTAAATTTTCCAGTGAAGAGATTGTTTTTATTAAGAAGGATAAAACTATTACTGTATATGAGGCGGATGAAAGAATAGTAACAATATATAATCGAACACTTCGTAAATATCTACATCAAGAGGATAATACAAGTCAACTACCTTTAGATGAAGAGATGGGATTTAAAACAAAAGTAGATGATGCAAGAAGTAGTTTAGAGAAGATCTTTAAAGATAGCTAATCTGTCCCCTGAACCCTAGCAGAGTTATTATACACAGATTTGAGCCACTTGTCAAGTTTTTGGTAATGTGGTATAGTACTAATAATTACAAAAGCTAATAGCTTAGATATGTACCATGAAGAAAAAAGAACACTATGTAAATAATAAAGAATTTTTAGAGGCAATTACTGTCTATCGAAATAAAGTTATTAAATCAAAAGAACTCGGTGAACCAAGACCCAGAGTTCCAGAATACATTGGTGAATGTTTTTTAAAGATTGCAACTCATCTATCATATCGACCTAACTTTGTAAACTATATGTTCAAAGACGATATGATCTGTGACGGTATAGAAAATTGTCTTCAGTACATTCATAACTTTGATCCACAAAAATCTTCTAATCCATTTGCATATTTTACTCAAATAATTTACTTTGCTTTTTTACGCAGGATCCAGAGAGAAAAGAAACAGTTAGATATTAAAACCAGAATCTTAGAAAGATCGGGACACGATGAAGTATTTACTGCTGACAATTCTGTCTTGGGGTATGATTCTTCTACTATGAATAGTATTAAAGAGTCCCTTGAAATTAAAGTTAATCGATGACAATTGCTTTGATTACAGACCAGCATTTAGATGGTCGTAAAAGTTCCCAGATTTTTTGGGATTATTTTATTAAATTTTACGAGAATATATTCTTTCCATCATTGGAAAAGTACAAAGTAAAAACTATCATTGATCTAGGAGATACCTTCGATAATCGTAAGGGTATTGATCTTGGTGCTTGGTATCGTATTAAGAAAAACTATTACGATAGACTTGCTAGTATGGGTATTACTGTTCATATGATTGTGGGTAATCATACTGCATATTATAAAAATACTAATACAATCAATACTCCAGAATTACTTTTAGAACAGTATGACAATATTCATATCTATAGTGAAGTAGCGGATATTGTAGTTGATGGTTTAAAGATTACAATGCTTCCTTGGATTAATTCAGAGAACCAAGAATCATCCTTTGAACATTTAAAGAATACTGATTCAACTATAGTGATGGGTCACCTTGAGATATCTGGATTCCAGGCAATTCCCGGACATATCTTTGAAGGTGGTATTCAATCAAATGATTTTAGTAAATTTGATAAAGTATTGTCTGGACATTTCCATCACAAATCAGAACGTGGAAACATTAAGTATCTTGGAAACCCATATGAAATATTCTGGAATGATTATAAAGCAGAAAGAGGATTTCATTTACTAGATCCAAATACTAAAAAACTAGGATTCATTAAAAATCCTTATAGTATTTTTAAAAAGATTTACTATAATGATAGAACTAATGACTACAATAAATTTGATGCATCTGAATATAAAGATACATACATCAAAATATTTGTAGAAGAGAGAACAGATAATGTCAAGTTTGAACAGGTTTTAGAAAAACTGTATGATATTGGAGTTCATGATATTAAAGTTATCGAAACTGATAATCTAGATTTAGGTGACAGTAAAGAAACTTTTGAGGGTGAAGATACCATCACCACATTGAATAGATATATAGATGAAAACGAGAATATAACATTAAATAGGAATAGTATTAAAAATATTATTAGATCGATTTATATTGAAGCCTGCGAGGTGCAATAAATGTTCATCCTAACGATGTCTGAAATTAATTCAGAAGGTGCATATGCAGTAATAACAAAAGATGGAGATAAAGTTCTCCAATTGTTTGAAGAACATGATGATGCAGAAAGATACATCGGTCTTCTGGAAGCAGATGGATTTCCCTCCATTGAAGCTACTGAGATAGAAGGTGAAGAGATAGTTGCGGCTTGTGATAAATTCGGGTATAATTACGTAATAATAACACCAGATGACTTTGTAATCCCACCAAAATTTGATTCTCATGATTTTATTTAAGAGTATAACTTATAAAAACTTTCTCGCCACGGGAAACAATCCTATAACAATCTGTCTAGATTCTACAAACACGACGTTGATTGTAGGTCAGAATGGTGCTGGTAAAAGTACTATCATTGAAGCGATTGTATTTGCATTGTTTAATAAGTCTTTTCGTAAGGTAAATAAAAGTCAACTTATTAATAGTATTAATGAAAAAGATTGTGTAGTAGAAGTTATATTCTCCATCGGTACTACCGAGTGGTTAGTTCGTCGTGGAATGAAACCTGGTATCTTTGAAATTCATAAGAATGGAATTTTATTAGATCAGCAATCGTCTGCAGTAGATCAACAGAAATGGTTTGAACAATATGTATTGAAACTTAACTACAAATCATTCACTCAGATTGTTGTACTTGGGTCTTCTACATTTGTTCCTTTCATGCAGTTACCAGCTGCATCACGTAGAGAGATCATTGAAGATCTTCTAGACATTCGTATCTTCTCTACAATGAATGTTATTCTAAAGGACAAAGTAAAAACTTCTACTGAAGAACTTAAAAGTTATGAGACTGATATTGCTTTTCTGAAAGAAAAAGCAGATATGCAAAGTAACCATATCAAGTCTTTAGAAAAAACCGCAAAGAAAACTATAACTCAAAAAGAAGATAAAGTTGTAGAATTGGATGGTGATATTGAAGTATTGAATACTGATATTGAACAAGCTAATAATTATGCAACTCAGTTATTGGAAGAAGTAACTAAGTTTGATGGTATCGATAAAAAAATTAAAACGATTGAGAAAGAGATTACAACTAATACTAACTTAATTATAAGGACTGAGAAAGAAGAAAACTTTTTTGTTGAAAATGATGTTTGTCCAAAGTGTACACAACCAATAACTGCAGACGTTAAGAAGAAACATATTCTCCAATCCTCTAAAATTATTCATGACACAACCCAACTAGTTGAACAGTATAAGGATCAACTTAAGAAATCAACTAAACTAGTTAAAAAACAAACTGAAATAAATAGAGAGGTGTCTGACATTAATTGGGATATCAAATCAAAATTACAGGCTATCAAAACAACTCAAAAAATTATCTCAGATATTAAAAGTGAGATTGAGGAATTAAAGAATGATAACTTAGATATTGATGGCGAGAAAGAAAATCTTATTGAGATTGGAAATCTAGGATTATCTATACAAAAATCTATTGGTGAATTAAAAGAAACTAAAGGAAACTATGATGTAATTTCTTCGTTGCTCAAGGATGGTGGTATTAAATCAATGATTATTAGGAAGTATCTTCCTGTCATGAATAAACATATCAATAAGTATCTTCAAGATCTTGATTTCTATGTAAACTTTACACTAGACGAAGAGTTTAACGAAAGTATTAAATCCAGACATAGGGATGATTTTACTTATAGTTCTTTCAGTGAAGGGGAAAAGATGAGAATCGACCTTGCTCTAATGTTTACTTGGAGATCTATTGCTAAACTTAAAAATTCTGCAAATACAAATCTCCTTATTCTAGATGAAGTTTTTGATTCATCTTTAGATGTTGGTGGCACTGATGAATTTCTTAGAATTATTAGAGGTGTATCTGACGACACAAACATCTTCATCATCTCTCATAAAGGAGATGTGCTTCTCGACAAGTTTGATAGAGTTATGAAATTTGACAAAGTTAAAAACTTTAGTAGAGTAACAGTATCATGATAGATAAATTTATAGATTGGTATGTTGGGTCATTTAACAATAGAAAACAATCATTGTCTCACCCATTTATGTTCAAGGAAGTTAATTTAACCCATAAGTATTTGGGCGACAATACTTTTTATGGTGAACAAGAAACAGTGTATACTAATAACATATATCGAAAATTTAAAAATGTAATAACAGAATCTGATGGTTTGATTATTGTGAAAAATTATACGTTGGAAGATAAATATATACCCAATTGTAATATTGTTTTTAAATTCGATGGTACTCAATTTGTTGGTGAAGTTGAAGGTTGTAACTGTTTGGTAGAGAGAGAAGGAAAACAAACTTATGTAAAGAATTCTACCTTTCTCGGTGAAGACACTTATAGGGTTTATGATAGGGGTTATGAAGTAGAAAGTGACGAATATGTCTGGGGCTCAGAGTGGGGATATTTTGAGTTTATTCGGATTGATAAGGAATCCATATGAATTGGGGGTTGACACCCTCCCCCTTTCGTGATAGCTTAGCTGTATCGATCAAAGACAACTATGTCCATCACACAAGTCAAGAGTAATCTTGCTAAACTACTAGCAACAGAAAACCTGACAGTTGAACATAGTAATGTATCTACTGCTTCTTTCAATATTGAGACGAGGGTTCTCCAACTCCCAGTGTGGGAAAATATTTCAAATGATGTTTATGACCTTTTGGTTGGTCATGAAGTAGGACACGCTCTTTACACTCCATCTACGTATGTGACAAAAGGAGTACCTCAATCATTTCTTAATGTTGTTGAGGATGCTCGTATTGAACGTAAGATTAAATTGAAGTATCCTGGTATTGCAAAATCATTCTACCGTGGATATACTGAACTGAATAAGCAAGACTTCTTTGAGATTGGTGGTGAAGATCTTTCTACGATGAATTTCATTGATAAGATTAATCTATATTTTAAACTTGGTATTCATGATGTAAATACAATCATTCCGTTTACTGCAGAAGAAGAACAGTTTATTACTATAATAAAAGTCGCAGAAACTTTTGAGGATGTTATAAGTATTTGTAAAAAACTTCTTGAGTATATTGAAAGTAAATCTGATAAAGAAGAATCTAAGTCAGTAGATATTTCTGATACTCGACAAGATGGACTTGGCGGTATGGATCAAATCTCAGTTGATATAACACCGCTTGATGAGTCTGATGAAATGACTCCCGAAGACATGTTAGATAAAGCTGACAAACATGAGAACGAAAGTGAATCTGACGATGGGGAAATGGGAGATGGAAATTATATGGATGATGAATACACTTCATATACAGATGGTGCTTGGAGTAAGAATACCAAAACTTTTGTAGATTCTTCTGCTAAAGAACATATCTATATGATTCCTCCAAGCTTGGATTGGTCTGAACGTATTGAACCAGTTTCTGAGTTTTCAGAAAACATGGATAAGAACATCAAATATATTGACGAAAAGTATAGTGCAATTTATAATGTAATTGACAATTTTAGAACTAATTTTAATTCTTTTAAAGCGGAGACTGCTAAATCAGTTGCATTCCTGGTAAAAGAATTTGAGATGAAGAAACAAGCAGATGAATATAATCGTTCTGGTGTTTCAAAAACAGGTGTTTTGAATACAAATAAATTGTTCTCTTACAAATGGTCTGAGGATATTTTCAGGAAGAATACAGTTGTTCCTGATGGTAAGAATCATGGTCTAATCATGTATATTGATTGGTCTGGATCAATGGCAGATAATATGACAGGTACGATCAAACAGTTGATCAATCTAATCATGTTCTGTAAAAAAGTGAATATACCTTTCCAGGTTTTTGCTTTTAGTGATCAAGGTATTTACGATTGCAATAGGAATTATTATCAACCAGATAAAGAATATGAGATTGCTATAAGTAAACGATTCCGTCTGATTGAAATGTTTAATCATAAGATTAAAAAATCAGAATTCGATGAACAACTTTTCAGACTTTGGATTCTCATGAATGTTATCGAAAAACGATCAGAAATTCCATATGGAAATTATGGTCTTGGTGGAACTCCATTGAATGATACTATTCTTGCAGCAACTTATGTTTTCAATAAGTTTAAAAAAGAAACTGGTGTCGATAGAGTAAATACAGTATTCCTTACTGATGGTGAGTCTAACAACATGGCTTATTCTGTCTTTAGGGGTGAGGGTGAAGAACAATATATCTCTAGAAAATCTTGTGCATTTTCTTCAGAATATTTTGTTCTTTGTTTGAAAGATCCATCAACTGGTTATAGTGATGTGAATATTAATAAATCTGTAGGATGGCAATATTGTGGTGTGAATATTACTTCTGCTTTAATTCGTTATTATAAGTGGATGACTGGATCGAATGTAGTTGGTTTTAGGTTATCTCAATCTCATGATATTAAAAACATCATTCGTTCAGCCGTTGGTTCTGGAGATCATAATTATGATTACTACAAAAAACTGTGGAATACTTCTAAATGTTTTGTAGTTGACTCTATTGGATATGATGAACTATATGTCCTTTCATCATCTTCTGAATTCAATGGAAGTCAAGCTGTAATTGAAGCATCTCATGATGACTCTAAGGGTAAAATCCGACGACAGTTCAAGAAATATATGAAAACCAAAATGATGAATAAGATAATCTTATCTAAATTCGTTGATCAAATCGCTTGACGGTCTCCCAACTCTGTACTATAATAGCCAAGTAACCAAGGAACTCCACTAAAAATGACCTCCACTGACGTGATGATTTCTGACCTGGTTTCCCAATACGGAACCAATGTCACCCGTAAAAATCTAATTAATTATGCTGAAACCAGTGATGTTTCTTTATCAACTGTTTGTGATCGATTGAAAGATTATAAAGTTGGTCGTGGAGTATATAACCTTACTGTAAAAGAAAAATTGGAACAAACTTATAACACCATGTCTGCTACTCCTGTAGTTGCTGATGTTGTTAGTCTTATCCCAGACAAGGATAAAAACTATGTTCCGTTTGGTAATTTTAATGACATCAAAAAAATTATCAAGTCTAAGATTTTCTATCCATCATTCATTACTGGTCTTTCTGGTAATGGTAAAACTTTTGGTGTCGAACAAGTATGTTCTCAACTTGGTCGTGAACTTATCCGTGTAAACATTACTATCGAAACTGATGAAGACGATCTTATTGGTGGCTTCCGTCTTGTTAACGGAGAAACCGTTTGGCATGATGGACCAGTTGTTGAGGCCTTGCAACGGGGTGCTGTGTTGCTCCTTGATGAAATCGACCTCGCAAGTAACAAAATTCTCTGTCTTCAATCTATTCTCGAAGGAAAAGGAGTTTTCCTCAAGAAGATTGGCAAATACGTTAAAGCCTCAGAAGGTTTCAACGTATTCGCAACCGCTAATACAAAAGGTAAAGGTTCGGATGACGGAAGATTCATCGGAACTAATGTGCTCAACGAAGCATTCCTTGAGAGGTTTGCAGTAACATTTGAACAGGAATATCCTACCAGTACTATTGAGACTAAGATCCTCAATAACTATTGTCGCGAACTTGATTGTCTGAATGATAAGTTCATTGATGCTCTTGTTGGATGGGCAGACATCATCCGTAAGACCTTCAATGAAGGTGGTATCGATGAAGTAATTTCTACTCGTCGTCTGGTACACATTATTCGTGCATATAGTATTTTTGGTAATGAGACTAAGGCGATTGGTGTTTGTCTAAATCGATTTGATGATGACACCAAGCAATCATTCCTTGATCTTTTTGATAAAATTATTGCTCCCGAAACCGATGAAACTGAAGAAACACCAGACATCAATTGACACAGACACAAATACCTTGTATAATCAAGAGGGTAAGAATCCCTCTAACAATTATGAAATAACTATGGCTTGGAAATACAATGAAGAAGAACTCCTACAGGAGTTACGCGACTACATTTCTGGAACTTATGGTCAACATTACTCTGCTGGTAATGACAAGATCCAAACGTTGGACTTAATTGAATCGTGTGGTGATGCTGAAGCATTCTGCCGAAGTAATATCCTTAAATACGCTTCTCGTTACGATAAGAAAGGAACTGCTCGCCGTGATATAATTAAGATCCTTCATTACGGTCTCCTCCTTCTTCACTTCTCTGATAAATCTACTGTTACTGAACCTTACCCACAATAATTATGAAAATTTCTGTTGAAACTTTGAATATTCTCAAAAACTTTTCCACAATCAATTCTTCTTTGGTTGTGAAGCAAGGAAATATTCTGAGAACTATCTCTCCCGCAAAAAATATCCTCGCTAAATTTGAATGTCCAGAATCCTTTGGCAATGATTTTGCTGTCTATGATCTAAATGAATTTCTGGGTGGTCTCTCTCTATTTAAGGATCCTGATTTTGATTTTGGTAATCCTTCTTATCTTTCTATTCGTAGTGGAAAGTCTAGGGTCAAGTATTTCTTTTCAGATCCAAGTGTAATTACTGCTCCACCCGAAAAAGATATTGAACTTCCAACTATTGATGTGGAGTTTACTTTGACTGATGAAGTTTTGTCTTCTCTTCTTCGTGCAGCAAGTGTATACCAACTTCCCGACCTTTCTTTGGTTGGTAAGAAAGGTGATATGAATCTTGTGGTTCGCACAAAGAACAATGACACTTCTAATAATTTTTCTGTCAAAGTCGGTGAAACTACTAATGAATTTTGTTTCAATTTCAAAGTAGAGAACCTTAAAATTCTTCCTGGGGTGTATAATGTACAGGTATCTACTGCTAACATTTCACAGTTCACCCATGACAAATGGAATCTGTCGTATTTGATTGCACTAGAACCTGACTCTACATTTAATTGATTATGAGTAATTTTATTTGGGTTGAAAAGTATCGACCCAACAAAATTGAAGATTGTATTCTACCAGATAGTATCAAAACTACGTTAACTAGTTTTGTTGAGAAGGGAGAGGTTCCTAATCTTCTCCTCTCTGGGCCTCCTGGTATTGGTAAAACCACGGTTGCAAAAGCTCTTTGTAATGAACTTGGTGTTGATTTTTACGTAATTAATGGATCTGATGAAGGACGATTTCTGGATACAGTACGGAATCAAGCAAAGAATTTTGCGACGACCGTATCACTTCAAGCAAATGGAAAACCAAAAGTTATCATCATTGATGAAGCAGATAACACAACCAATGATGTACAACTCCTCCTACGGGCAAATATTGAGGCGTATCATAACAACTGTAGATTCATCTTCACCTGTAACTACAAAAACAAAATCATCGAACCTCTCCATTCCCGATGTGCAGTCATTGACTTTGCCATCAACGGAAAGGACAAGTTGTCTATTGCTGGATCCTTCTTCCAGCGTATCAGGACTATTCTTGAGGAGGAAGGTGTTGAATATGATCCAAAGGTTGTCGCAGAAGTAATTAAGAAATATTTTCCCGACTGGAGACGTGTTCTTAATGAACTACAAAGATATTCTTCTATTGGAAAGATTGACACTGGAATTCTGACTACAGTTTCTGAAGTTAATCTGAAAGATCTTGTTGGTAATATGAAAGACAAAAATTTCAGCAAAGTCCGAAAGTGGGTTGTGGAAAACCTTGACAATGATCAGAGTGCAGTGTATCGTAAAGTTTATGATTCGATGTATACTACTTTGGAACCTGCATCAATCCCACAAGCTGTTTTGATTTTTGCTAAATATCAATATCAATCTGCATTTGCTGTTGATCCAGAGATTAACACTCTTGCATGTATGACCGAACTAATGTGTGACTGTAATTTTAAATGATTCTCTCTCCAGAAGATACATTATATGCTGTCAGTAAGATTCATGACGCTTATGGTGGTATAAACCGTATTGATGATTATTTTCGTATGAAAAAGATTGAGCGTTTAAAGGAAATTCCTCCAACGCTTTTTGGTTTTTCTCATGAAGATGAACTATTTCAGGATTTCTCTGTTCATCCTGAAGAGATGAATTTTAAGATAGTTCAACCAGAACATTCTACATTTAATACTTTATTGGAGTTGGTAGCTTCATTTACATATGAAGATGCACCTGGCAAACAGATGAAGTTAATGGTTCAGGAAACGACCACAGGAAAGGTTGTAGGGTTCATTAAACTGGGTTCACCTATCATTAATTCAAAACCACGTAATCAGTGGCTTGGAGGGGTCCCTGATCTTACTATATTCAATAAGAGAGCCATTATGGGTTTTATTATTGTTCCTGTTCAACCATTTGGATTTAATTATCTTGGTGGTAAGTTACTTTCATTGATATGTTCTTGTCATGAAGTAAGAGAGATGTTAAATAATAAGTATAATACTGAGATGTGTTTATTTGAAACTACTTCATTGTATGGTAACATCAAAGGTACTAGTCAGTACGATGGATTAAAACCTTATATTCGTTATAGAGGTGATACAGAATCTAAGTTTCTTTTAACTCTACCAGATTCCATATATCATAATCTAAATAAATGGTTTATTGAAAGGAATGATGGTGAACAATTAATCCATAGAGGTGCATCTAGTCGAAAGCTTAAGATACAAACTAAGATGATTTCTATTATTAAGAATTCTCTTAAGGAACATCACCCAGTAAAGTATACTGAGTTTATTAAATTTATTAAGTCTAGGCAGGATGTAACTACTCAAAAAAGATTTTATATGTCTACTTATGGTTTCGAGAATTCTAGAGAAGTTATTTTGGGAAACACAGATACGCTTATTAAGGCTGAGAACTACGATAGGTTCTCTTTTGATTCGATTGTGGCTTGGTGGAGAAAGAAGGCTTCTAAAAGGTACGAAAACCTCAAACAAGATGGAAGACTCAGATCGAAATTAGAAATTTGGGATATTAATGATATGGACTCTATTGATATAATAAGATGACTCTTACCAAATTTTTAACAGAACAAAAATTTGAAAAAACAATACGCATTCTTGTTTATCCTAACATCACGTTCTCTAAAGATCTGACTAAGGATAGTTGTATTCAAGTGATCACAAACATGATTGCTGAATTGAACAAGATTCGTAGTGACTTGTTTTTTTATCTGGTTCTTCCAGAGTTTTTGGAGATGCTGAATTTTCATAATATTAAACAGTTTATTATGAAGTTCCCAACGTATCCTCCTACGATGCGTTCACATTTTGATGTAGAACATTTTAGAAAATTGATCAATCATGATCTTGATATTGATCTGGTGTTCTCTCATCTCCCTGAGCATACACATGCTGTTAAAAATACTATCAGCAATGTAACTCATCACAGTCCTTCTTACTTTGGATACTGTCATTGGTTTGACTTGAAAGAGGTTGTTGCATGGAGTCAACCAAGTTTTAATCAAAACATTCTTGGATTACTTGAGATGCAACGTTGTTATCTAAATACACAGAGTCAAAAAAATCTTGTATTAAATCAAGCTTCTGAAGTATTCAACAAAGGAACTATTTCTAAACTTGATGATATTCTTGTCCCACATCATTTGGGTGTTAAAGAATCTGATATTGTAGAACCAAATAAAAATACTGATAAATTAATCGTTTTTAATCATCGTCCAGATACCTATAAAGATTTCAATAACTTTATGAAGGTTCTAGAGGATCTGAGAGACCTTAGAGATGACTTCACTGTTTGGGTTCCATTGTTAGAGAAATCGGATAAATCTTGGATTACTACTGAGAAGTTTAATAAGCAACGATATTATAAAAAATTACAACAGTGTCGTGTTGGATTTTCACCTAAACAAGTTTATGGCGGATGGAGTGTTTCGACTACAGATGGTATTATGAATGGTTGTCCGTACATTATGTATGATGCTGATTATTATCAAGAATTAAATCCAACTGCAGATTTCTTTACTAAAAATTCTGAAGCTGTTAGGTTGTTAGATATCTATCTTGATGATAATGTATATCGTAATGAGATGTCTGTAAAATCTCAGACTTATTTAAAAGAGAATCTTGTATATAAAAACGAGATTTTAAAGATGAGTGAATATATTGATGACATGATTAGTTGTCAAAAATATGTTCAATCTGATGTAACCGAAAGACTTATTTCTATTATTAAAATGAAAGGTCAGATTACTAAGAAAGAATTGTTTGGTTCCTATCTTGGTTGGGGTAGAGGAATTAAGTTTGGTCCCTACCGGAGAGCTTTGCTCAATCACAAAAATATCTATGATACAATAGATTCCACTCCTTATTATTGCTGGATTGATACTTAAATTATGGAACTTAAAGACTGGCTGAACTCGATTAATCAATCAAAAATTAATATAATTGATGAAGATTATGGTACAGAGAAAGAGTATCCCCCATTCATTATCAATAAGTGCTTGTCTGGATTTATGGACACAGTTCTTATCGCAAATGAAATGAATATTCATTCGGATCTTCCTAAGAAGATGCAATATGATTTTTTTATAAATATTGTGAGACCGAAAAAGCGTTTCTCTCCTTGGTTAAGGAAAGAAAAAATTGACACTCTAGAACTTGTTAAGAAGTATTATCACTACAACGACGAGAAATCTAGAAGTGCCTTAAAACTTTTATCGGAAGAACAACTTGAATTTATCAAACAAAGGATGAATACTGGAGGAAAACATGAGTGAAGTTCTAGAGTATAATTGGTCACCAGAAACGATGATTGAAGTCATCTTAAAAGAACCAGATGATTTTTTAAAAGTTCGTGAAACCCTTACTCGTATTGGTGTAGCATCCCGTAAAGAGAAAAAGATTTATCAGTCTTGTCACATCCTTCATAAGCAAGGTAAGTATTATATTGTTCACTTCAAAGAATTGTTTGCCCTTGATGGTAAGAAAGCAAATCTTTTTGTGAATGATATCCAACGTAGAAATCGTATCTCACAACTACTGTCTGATTGGGGACTTGTGAGTGTTGTTGATCCTTCTGCAATTGAAGATTGTGCTCCTCTAAGTCAAATTAAAGTTCTTTCTTACAAAGACAAAGGAGATTGGACTCTTGAAAGTAAATATAATATTGGCAAAAAGAAGATGGTTAATCCTTAATCGGTATAACCGTCGTTATCTTCCATTAAAGTAATTTTACTTTTGTTTTTTAAATACGAATCCTTGTCGGAATAGATCTCAGATTCTAATTCGTCAAGGATTTTTTTTAGGTGCTTGTGAATATTTTTTAATCTTGTTTTTTCCATAATTAGAGTTCATTTTATTATCTATAAAAAAAGGAGAGGTTTCCCTCTCCTGGTGCTACATTAGAATTTCTCTACATATTTTTTTGCTTGCGTGTTGGCTTAGAGCATCGCATTCTATTAGACACTCGTAGTAATCGTTTAATCTATCATTTTCTGTTTCTAACTGTGATTGTAATTCAATATCATTCGCAGTTTTTTCAAGATGTCTCCACTCATCTAATTGAGAGCGAGATAGAAGGTTATGCATAACTCAATCCTCATACAGGTATCGAATAATATAGAAAACTTTTATTTCATGTTCAGTTTCCTAATTCTATATTATTTATTATACTTTATAATAGTTCACTAACATTTATTTCAATGTTACACAAGTACAAAAAAAGAGAGGGTTTTAATCCTCTCCGTTAAGTAAGTTAATCACTTAGTGTAAAGTTTACCACGATAGCAGAATGTACCGTGAGTCTCTTTCAGTCCTACACAACTAGTATCATATTCAACACCACGATATGTAGTGTGATGAATCTGTGCGTCGTGTATTGCAGATGCTTTATTGATCTGCCTCTTGATCAAATTAAGTGTGTTCATGAGTTGACTCCTGAAGTTAGGGTGGTTTAATCCCCGTTCCTTCAGTCGTTTGCGTCCTTTGTTCCAACTCTAAAGCAAACCGGATCGGTTCCTTTAATAAACAGAGAAATAAATTCCAACTTCTCAGAAGAACTAAGAAGTTCTGACTTATAAACTCCTTTTGCTAACCAGTCATAGTCTTGACAAGACAGTTGTGGTTGTGCTGCGAACAGCATCAAAGGTAGTAACATAGGATCAACGCTCCGTTGCGCGACTTACTTGCGTCCGACTCAACGTCGGATGAACGACAGGTCTATTATAGACCTTATATACTATTTAGTCAAGTATAAATAATTATGTGTCCTTCGTACGGCACACTCCATTCGGAAAATACCATACTATGGTACGGGTTTCACATCGTACCATTTTTTATGTTTTTTATAAATAAATTTGATTGCCTTCGGGGATCACACAAAAAAACTCGCTTTTAGAGGAGCATAAAATGACGGGACTTACACGTTACACGTCCAGTGACATGGGCAAAATTCTTGATGCTGTGGGAAAATACAGTGTCGGACTTGATGATGTTTTCCACAGGTTACATTCATATGGTATGGATAATCCTGGTGGTTCATATCCTCCATATAATATTGTAAAAGAATCGAACGTCAAATGGCGTATCGAATTAGCACTGGCTGGGTGGTCACGGGATGACATTGAAGTCACTACAGAATCCAATGTGTTGATCATCAAGTCCAAGTCTGCGAAGGAAGCTGATGACGTGGAGTACATGCACCGTGGCGTTGCAACTCGCACCTTCGCTAGAGGTTTTAACTTATCCGATGATGTTGAAGTTGGAGAAGTTAGATTTGAGAATGGTATGTTGATTGTTGATCTGAAAAGAATTATTCCCGATCATCAAAAGTTGAAAATGTATGATATTGAATAAACAGAATTGAATATCGTCGCCGTAGGGGTACAACTGGCAAAATCCAGTTGACGCCCCTCTTTTTTTGTGGTAGAATAGCTGAAACTAGGAGCCCTTATGAACCTACATGTAATTGAACTGATTAATGATACAATTGTTGTAGCTGACGTGGAAGAATTGGATGAAGAACCTTCATGTTTTTTAAAGAACTGTAGGGAGATTATTGACATTGATGGTACAATAACATTCAGGAAGTGGCCTTTGTATACTGATGAAACTGATACTTTGATCTTTTCAAATCGTATCATAACAATATCCACTCCATCTGACGAAGTAGAAACTCTTTATAAGAAGTCTATTAATTCATGAATTTTTACACCAACGTTCAACTTGTAGGAGATCAAATTCTCTATCGTGGTTATCAACATGGGGCCCGTATGATGTTTAGGGACAAGATTAACCCTGTCCTTTTTGTACCATCCCCAAAGGAAAGCAAGTTTAAAACGCTGGATGATAAATTTGTTAAACCTATCACTTTCTCGAACCCGAGGGAGGCCAGAGATTTTATTAAGAAGTATTCTGAAGTTGATAATTTTGAGATCTGTGGTTATGAAAGATTTCTCTATCAGTATATTGCTGATAAATTTCCACAGGAAGAAATCAAATTTGATATGTCGGTGATGAACATCATCACACTTGACATTGAGGTTGAGTGTGAGAATGGATTCCCAGATGTAGAAAGTGCTTCAGAATCTATTCTTTGTATAACCATCAAGGATTTAAATAGTAAAAAGCTTATTGTTTGGGGTACGAGAGAGTACGATAATAATCGTGACGATGTTGAATTTATATATTGTTATGATGAGAAAGATCTTCTAGACAAATTTCTCAATCACTGGGTTCAAAATACTCCTGATGTTGTTACTGGTTGGAATGTCTATCTATATGACATCCCATACATTTGTCGGCGGTTAGAACGTGTTTTCTCCGAGAAACATATGCGTTCTCTTTCCCCATGGAATCTTATTAATTATAGAGAGTTTTTCATCCACGGAAGAAAAAATATTGCTTACGATCTTGGTGGAGTTTCTTGTCTTGATTATCTTGATCTATATAAGAAGTTCACTTATACAAACCAAGAATCCTATAGACTTGATCATATCGCGTTTATTGAACTGGGTCAACAAAAACTAGATCACAGTGAGTTTGAGAACTTCAAAGCATTTTACACAAACAACTGGCAAAAGTTTATTGATTACAACATTCTTGACGTAGAACTTGTTGACCGTATGGAAGACAAGATGAAACTGATTGAGTTGTGTCTGACGATGGCATATGACGCAAAGGAAAACTATGAAGACGTATATTCACAGGTCAAAACTTGGGACAATATTATCTTTAATTATCTAAAGAAAGACAATATTGTTGTCCCGCCAAAGATTATACATAAGAAAGATTCTGCATACGCTGGTGCATATGTCAAAGAACCTATTCCCGGTATGTATGACTGGGTTGTAAGTTTTGACCTTAACTCTCTCTATCCTCACCTTATTATGCAATACAACATCTCACCAGAAACTTTGGTAGATGAAAAACATCCTACAGTTACTGTGGATAAAATCTTGAGTGAACCAGTTGTATGTAATGAGAAGTATTCTTTATGTGCAAATGGTGCTCAGTACAGGAAAGACTTTCAGGGATTTCTTCCTAAACTGATGCAGAAGATGTATGATGATCGTGTCATCTTTAAAAAGAAAATGCTTATTGCAAAACAAGCATATGAAAATACACCATCAACAGATCTCTCTAAAGAGATTTCACGGTGTAACAATATCCAGATGGCAAAGAAGATTTCTTTGAACTCTGCTTATGGTGCTATTGGTAATGAATACTTCAGGTATTTCCGAATTGCAAATGCAGAAGCGATCACTTTGTCTGGTCAGGTTTCTATCCGATGGATTGAAACTAAGATGAATAGTTATTTAAATAAACTGTTAAAAACGGATGGGGAAGATTATGTTATTGCTTCTGATACTGATAGTATCTATCTTAATATGGGTCCTGTGGTCGAAACTATATACGGTGGGAGAAAGGCTTCTAATGATAAGATTGTTACGTTCCTTGACAAGATCTGTCAGTTGGAACTTGAAAAGTATATTGAAAGTTCTTACCAAACGCTGGCCGAGAAAGTAAACGCATACGATCAAAAGATGCAGATGAAACGGGAGAACATTGCTGACCGTGGAATCTGGACTGCTAAGAAGAGATACATTTTGAATGTGTGGGACAGTGAGGGTGTTCGTTATGAGAAACCTAAACTGAAGATCATGGGATTGGAGACTGCAAGATCTTCAACTCCTGCATTCTTCAGAGATAAATTGAAGAAAGCATTTACTATCATCATTAACAATACTAATGATGATCTAATTTCATTCATTGATGATGTTCGTAAAGAATCTAGAGAACAAGGTGTTGAAAACATTTCATTTCCCAGAGGATGTAATGGTCTAGACAAATACCGGAGTTCTGCTGATTTGTACAAGAAAGGTACACCCATTCAAGTGCGTGGTGCTATTCTGTATAATCACTTTATTTCTAAGAAGAAATTGCAGAATAAATATCCACTGATTCAGGAGGGAGAGAAAATCAAGTTTGTATACTTGAAGACTCCAAATCCAATTGGTGAGAATATCATTGCTTATTTACAAACTCTACCTAAAGAGTTGAACCTAGATAAGTATATTGATTATGACAGACAATTTGAAAAAAGTTTTGTCGAACCATTGAAGAACGTAGTAGAAACCATCGGATGGCAAGTTGAGAGACGTGGAAGTCTTGAATCTTTCTTCGTTTGATGGTAGAATAATTTTAACAAGGAGTATTTTATGAGTTTTCTTAAATCTGTAATTAAAGAGTTGGATAATGAGTATGCTGGAGTTGTTGAGGACGGTGTTGTTGGTGCTGACTGCGACCAGTTTATTGACACTGGTTCTTACATATTCAACGCCCTATTGAGTGGTAGTATCTATGGTGGACTTCCAGGAAATAAAATCACTGCTCTTGCTGGAGAATCAAGCACGGGTAAAACATTCTTTGCACTATCAATGGTGCGATATTTTCTGGAACAGAATCCGACTGGCGAAGTAATTTACTTTGAGTCTGAATCTGCTGTAACTAGATCTATGATGAAAGAGAGGGATATTGATACCTCTCGCATTGGTTTGGTTCCTGTCACTACTGTTCAGGAGTTTCGTACTCAATCGATTAAGGTTGTTGATGAGTACATGAAAACTAAAAAAGAAGATCGTCCACCATTGATGTTTGTTTTGGACAGTCTCGGTATGCTTTCTACTACCAAAGAACTGGAGGATGCGGCCGCTGGTAAAGAGACCAGGGATATGACTAGGGCACAGATCACTAAGTCCATCTTCCGTCTTCTCACACTTAAGCTAGGGACCGCTGGTATCCCTCTGATCGTCACTAACCACACCTATGACGTGGTGGGCGCCTACGTCCCTATGAAGGAGATGGGAGGGGGTTCTGGACTCAAATATGCTGCCTCTACCATCATCTATTTGTCTAAGTCCAAGGAGAAGGATGGTACGGATGTTGTGGGTAATATTGTGAAGTGTAAGTCATTCAAGTCTCGTTTCACAAAAGAGAATTCTATTGTTCAAACTCGTTTGTTCTATGATCATCGTGGTCTTGACAAATATTATGGACTTCTAGAACTGGGTGAGAAGTATGGTGTATTCACTAAATCTGGTGGACGCTATGAAATCAATGGTATTAAAACATATGCAAAGACTGTTTTAGCAGATCCAGAAAAATATTTCACGCCAGAGATAATGCAGGCACTTGACGAATGCGCTTCTAAGGAGTATAGTTATGGTTCGTTTGAAGGTGATGGTGAATGATCGACCGGATTGAACATAAGATTCTTTCTAATCTGATTTACAATGAAGACTATATGAGAAAGGTTATTCCTTTCATTCAAGATACATACTTCGATGTATTCTCAGAGAAGATTATATTCCATGAGATTAATTCTTACATCACAATGTATGGAACTCTTCCGACTAAATCTGTTCTCTCCATTGAGATTGAGAACAAAAAAGATATCTCGGAAGATATCTTTAAAGAATGTATTGAAGTTCTGAATATTTTTCGCGAAGAAAAACTAGAACAAGAATGGTTAATTGATACCACTGAGAAGTGGTGTAAAGAACGTGCAATCTATCTTGCCTTGATGGAATCTGTGAAGATTGCTGATGGTAATGATAAGACAAAGAGTCGTGATGCAATTCCATCTATTCTTTCTGAAGCTCTAAGTATATCGTTCGATGATCATGTCGGTCACGATTACTTTGGTGATGCAGATGCTCGATATGAATTCTATCATCACAAAGAAGATAAGATCGAATTCGATCTACAGATGTTCAATAAAATTACAAAGGGTGGACTTCCTCGTAAAACATTGAACATTGCACTTGCAGGAACTGGTGTTGGTAAGTCACTGTTTATGTGTCACCAAGCTGCTAGTTGTTTGTTGGATGGTAAAAATGTACTGTACATTACTCTAGAGATGGCGGAGGAAAGAATTGCAGAACGTATTGATGCAAATCTTTTCAATATAGATATTAGAAGTTTGGTTGATCTACCCAAACCAATGTATGACACAAAAGTTCAGAAGGTATTGAAGAAGACGCAAGGTACACTTATTATCAAAGAGTATCCTACGGCGTCTGCACATTCAGGTCATTTCAAGAGTTTGTTGAATGAACTTGGATTGAAGAAGGGATTTGCTCCAGATATTATCTTTATTGATTATCTCAATATCTGTTCCTCTAGTAGATTTAAAGGTGGTATTGTCAACTCATATACCTTTATTAAAGCAATCGCAGAAGAAATTCGTGGTCTCGCTGTAGAGTACAACGTACCAATTGTTTCTGCTACACAAACAACTCGTGCTGGATATGGTAGTTCTGATGTTGAACTTACCGATACCAGTGAATCTTTCGGTCTTCCTGCTACTGCTGACCTTATGTTTGCATTGATCTCTACAGAAGAACTGGAAGATATGAATCAGATCATGGTCAAGCAATTGAAGAATCGATACAATGATAACAATTTTAACAAAAGATTCGTTATTGGTATTGACAGATCGAAGATGAAGTTGTATGATGTTGAAGACAGTGCTCAACAGAACATTGTTGATTCGGGTCAGGAAAATGATCACACTGACCGCTTAGATAAAAAGTTCCGTAGTTTTGATGGTTTTAAGGTATGAGTAAAGTTGTTGATCTCTTTGATCCAGATACTGGTGATGCACTAGAAAATGTTCCTGTTGCAGAACCGAAAGTTAATGTAGATTATTCTCGTTATTTTGAGTTTGTAAATGAGGTGACTTCTGATGCGTCTCGTTACACAGATAGTTTTATTTCACGCATTGGTGAACTTGAGGATGAGGGTGTTGATATCCAACGTTTGTTAACTGCTGCTGTTGGTATTAGTGCTGAAGGTGGTGAGTTTACTGAGATTGTTAAGAAGGTTTGTTTCCAGGGTAAACCCTATAATGAATCAAATCGCGAACATATGATTGTCGAGCTTGGAGATGTCATGTGGTATATTGCACAAGCATGTATGGCCCTTGGAGTTTCACTTGATGACATCGTTATCCGAAATGTTAACAAACTGTCGGCGCGCTATCCAGAAGGTACGTTTGAAGTCTTTCGGTCAGAGAACCGACGAAAAGGAGATATATGATCAACAGATGTTGAAAGCTATGAGAGAAACTTTGCTTGGGGTGTCGATACACCCTAAAGCTTTATTGAAGGCTGTAAGAAAAAAGGATAAATAAGAAGTAAGGTATAATATACTCAATGTCAAGTCTTACTTACGGAGAACTTATAAAAGATCCTAAAAGGATAGATCTTTTTATAGATAAATTTTCTAATGGTGAGAATTTTATTTTTGAGGATGGTACTTCAGCTAAAATAGATAAAGTTTTAATTGGTAAGACAGTGTATTTACCAAGTGA